ATATGTAATCACTAACTTCTTCTTGTTCTAAGACGTCATTATATTTTAGTAATTCAATTTGGACTTTGTGTATGTCGCTTGTAGATACACCTAATGTTGTTGCTAAATCTTTAAATTTTTTTCCTAAGGCAGGATTGGGTGCCCAGCCTGTTGTAAAGCCACAATTAAAACAATTATAACTTATTCTTGCACCTGTAGTAATAAGTCCTCCTCTTTTCCTTTTATCACTACACATTGGACAGTCCATAGTGATCCAGCCACTAGGAGTTTTGCTAGTCCTAACAGGTAAATTATCTAAAAGGAGGCGATGTACCTTTTCTACAAGAAAGTCTATATCCATACGGATATTATAACAAAAAAGTACAAAAAGTCAATTAGTTTCTAACCAGAATTTTATCTATACTACCACTTGTAGGAGTATGTAATATCCTTAACCAATTTGCATTAATTGTAAATGTTTTGTGATATATGTTGCTAGAAGCAGTAAAAGATATATCACTTTCTATGTCGAACCAATCAGTACTAGCATCATCATTATTAGGTGTGTTTTCAATACAACTTCCTTGTATTGTAATATTTCCAGTATAGGAACTAGGGTAAATTGCAACACTATGTAAAGCATGACTGAAATTTCTATCTTGATTTCCAAATAATGCACTTGTAGTAAATATGTTTGCAGGATCTCCTGAATCTGTATTAGCAACCTGTGTAAAAGTATTTGCTAACTGGGTGTCTACTGGTTCTGATTTTGCTTGAGCGTCTATTTGTATTTGAAATTTTAAACCATTATTTTGGTCTGCAAAAACAGGATACTCGTTGCCATCAGTTTTTACTCTGGTTACATAAATTGTATATAAACCTTCATCAACATTTTGTAAATCTCCCTCATCTAAAATAAGTTTTACACATCCTACATCGCTTGTCTGCTCTAAAAGTTTTGTAAATATTCTTCTTTTAGTAGTTGGATTGATTAATGTTGCTGATAAAGTATCACTAAAAACGTTTTGCAACTTTCTATCTCTGTTTCTGATAGTAAATTTTATTTCATTGTAAATGCCTTTATGGGCAACTAGTTTTCTATTATTCATTGGTCTGTTATCCACGTAAATTCCATAGGTGTCAACTACCAATTCTAATTTATCTTCGTAAAGATATAGTCTGTGATCACCATATGTCATATTTTTTTACTCTTAATAATATACTATTTATCGTTTAACAGTATAAATACTTTTGTGGAGAAAGATAATTTAATAACAGAGACGTCTGAAAAGTACCCTTTTTTAACTGGAATTTCCTATGCAGGTCAAGAATATGTAGGTGTAGTTGTAAATCATGACAATACAATACTTACATTTTATGATATAGAAAAAATATCAACTAATGATGACAGAAGACAGTTTTTAGAATTGGGCGAAACATGGTGGTGGGAAAGTAACAGGCAATTACCTATTGATATATTTTTACATTATGAAATGAAACAATTTCATAATTGCTTAAGAACATTTGTAATGAAAGATATAGAAGTTTTATTTGGTCCAATGACCAGTCTGCAAAATTTACTTAGGAAAAGAATAAAACGACGTGGTGTCCAACTTGTAATTAAACCTAAAGACTAGCCTAACTGTTCGCAAATCAAATTTAATTGCACAATTATTGCTAATGCATAGCCATAACTATGACTTTTTTTAAAGAAATAAGTATCATTATCAGGTTTTATCCAAACATTATTAACGATTTCTTTCCAACTTTTACCAACCAGATGCCTTTTACCAGGCCTAATTATTGCAAGAATTACTGCTAAATCTTCTAGGCTTTTAGGCGGATATTGTTTTACAATATCAAAATGATTGTTTATATGAAATAATTGCTCTACAACTTCCTGATGTTGCAGTAACTCCCAAACAGGTTCTGTTGCAATAAGTCTATCTAAATGTTGTTCATCTATAACATCTTTGTAGATATGATTATTAAGAAAGTCTACTTTAAACCAACCATCATCTTCTGCTTGTTTATGATCTATTGTGCTGTAACCTTCTAAAGGAAACTTAGGAATGTTTTGAAAATAAACACCAGTATTGTGCTTACTAAACTTTTTATCTTTTTCTATACTAGCAGGAGTAACATTGACTAACTTTAAAAAGTCATCTCTGTTACCCATATCTATATCTACATCAAAATCTATTTTCATTTTTATTCATTTTATTTAATAAATTTTTTGCTTTTGCTGTAAAACTAAAATTACAACTAATACTATATCTATAACTTTCCCCTAAAACAGGAGCAGTATAATGGCTCAGTTGAGAAGGGAAAATAAACATATCTCCTTCTTCTGGCAATACTTCGATCGAACTTTTACCGAAATCATTTTTAATAGAGTCAGCATATATAAAAAATAATTGTCCTTTCTGGTTAGGTATTTGGTCTGTTTTAAAATATTCTGCATCTTTATCTAAATAAATTTTAGGAAAAATTACACAAACTAAATCTGCACTATGTCTATGATCATGTAAAACAGTATTTTCCATATGAATTTGTTTGTTATACCATGCATCTGTCATTTCTAAAAAATTTGGTATTTGTTTAGATTCTACTGCTGACTTCCATAATCCAGCATCAACAAAATTTAAATAATCTTCCATATAATCTGAAATTGTTTTGCATAAATTTGTATTTCGTAAATACTCTGTCAAACTATTTTGCTCTCTAACATTTCCTAATAATTTACTATTATGTGGTAATTTTGCATCTAAACAATGATTGTAAAGTGTTTTACAGTCTTGTTCAGATAGTTTTACTTTTGCAACTTTAGGACCAAAATAATCTACTACTATCATTTTACTTTTTAAATTTTTTTTCGCCTGATGTATAACCATCTTGTGGATCTATTTCTGCATCTGCATTCATAAATCGCATACGTTGTATGATGTCCCAATTTATTCCTTCACTAGGCTTCCATACATTTGCTATACTTTCTATATCATTTAAATTAAAATTTTCTTTTTTATCATCACTCATATACCTGCTACCTCACATGCTTTCTTTACTTCTGCAACTTCTTCTTTATTTTGTACAAATAATTTCATCCAAAAGTTTGCTTCTATTATATGTTGTATCATTACTACCTGTTCATCATTTAATCTTGTTAAAAGAGAATCTCCTGTTTCAGACAGATAAATTAACCAAGGAGATATTTTTGCACTTCTAATATCATGTACTGCTCTTGGCGTAGAAACCTCTTTGAAATACTCTTGCCATTGTGTATCATGTTCTTTTGCCCATTTGTCTAAGTATATAATATTTCTTTCTAATGCTTTCATACCAGGCTCTTTTTTTACATAAGATAGTAAAAATTCATCATATAAACTGTCTTTACTCCAATCCTTTAATTTTTTACCTGTTTTTATTAACCATTCTGCAAACTGATTAGGTTGTAAATATTCGTTAGTTAAACAACTTCTACCAAACTTTACAAATCCTTCATAGTATTGACTTTGTATAAACTCTTCCTGTGTTTTTGGATTTTTAGCAGTAGTATTCATTTCATAAAACATCTGAAAAACTCTAAAACCTAATCTTGTATGTGTTAAATCCTTGTCTGCCCAACGTCTTTTTTTAATACACATATGAGCCGAAAGTGTTCTTTCACTCATAAAAGTCTTTCCACACCATTTACAAGTATTATTTCCCAAAGATGTCTTTAATTGTTTTGTCATCGTATCCGTGTGCTATTGCAAACTCCGTTAATTCTTCTTTAGTATTAATATCTATCATATTGTTTATATCTTCTGCTTTCATATGTGGGAAAATATTGCTTACAAATTCAAATATTTTATTTTTTTTCTTTCTGCTATTAGGCGGTTTTAAGTAAGGATGAAATTGTATCTTTCCAACACCACATGCACTTAGTAAAAGCCACTGTAACTCAGGATGTTTGCTTACTTCACTAAACTGATAATTTACAAGTTCATTGGTCATGTAGATATAGTTTGCGGCATCTCTGCCTTGGACACTACTACAATACCTCATCATCATCCAGGCACTAAAGGCCTTTTTTTGATCATCACTTAAATTATTATAAAAATTTCTATCTTTTTTATCGATAGCCGCCATAATTTCTTTAAGAGGTATTTGCGGTTTTTTAGGCATTATTCTCCTTCAAATTCAATTAATGTTTCAACATTAAATCCTGCATCTTCTATTATAGCACTACCTTTAAGATCAATCAAGTCTATTACGGCCAGAATTAATATATTTTCTCTAGGAACATGCCAACATTGACTAATTAATGTTGCTAAAGCCATTGCTGTTCCGCCTGTTGCAATCAAATCATCAACAATTACAATTTTATCTTTTGGTCTTAAATTACTATTTTGTTGTATATGTAATGTTGCTTCTCCATATTCTAATGTATAATTTCTTTGATAAGTAGGATTAGGTAACTTTCCTGGCTTTCTAGCAAGTATTAAAGGCAATTCCATATCTCTTGCAAGTGGAGAACCAAATATAAATCCTCTACTTTCTATTGCAACAATTTTAGTTGCTTTGAATAACATACAATTAGCAGTTAAATCAATTAATGTTTTATTAAATACTTCAGTATCTTCTAGTAAACTAGTTATATCTCTAAATTGTATTCCTTTTTTAGGAAAGTCTGGTACTGTTCTAATTGCATCTTTTATATCTTTCATATTACTATTTCATTTTTAAATTTAAAATATCTTCCCATTCTGCATACTCAACTCTATTAAAACTTTTTACAGGAAATTGTGGAGGCTCAATATCCATCCATCTCCTTCTTTTATAAATTGTTTTTAACCAAACTATTTTACCACTTATTGTTTTTTCAGGTTTAATAGCAAAAGTTTTTTCCCATTTAGAATATCTTAAATTTTGTTCACTGTTAATATAATCAGCAGAAACTTTTCCTTCAGGTCCAAAATAACCTTTACCCATCATATGTGGATACCTAGTGTATGCAGGATGGTTAAAATTTGTATTTTGTCCTTTTCCTTTTGTAATGTTTTTTGATGATATCTTGTTGTTTCCATCTTCTGTAATTGTTTTCGCCATTCTCACCTCCCCAACTACTATTTAATTTTAAATTGTGTGGAGTTCTTTTTATAAGTTTCTTTTCCCATTCTAATGCTTCTTCCATTGTAGGGAATGTTTGTACAACCCTACAGTCGCAATCATATTCTGCGTTTCTCATTTTTTTGTAAAGTAAACTTTTACCTTTTTGACTTGCTTTTAAATGCTCTTGTAGTCTAAGGTTAAAAGGCTTTGCAGTATATCCATAATACACAAAGCCATCTTTAAATTTTATTTCATATACTTTAAACATTAATCTATCACTTCTTCTAGTATGCCTAAAATTTCAGCAACTAAAAGAGAGATAGCCAATATTGTTATACTTTGAAATAAAACTGCTACAATACAACCTGCAATTCTTACACCACTTTTTATTAAACTGATATAGTAATGCATTTTTCCAGGATCTTTTGCTATCATGTATCTCCTTCTTTTACAAAGATACCGTCAATCATACGGCCCTTTCTGTCTTTAATATCCATATATGCTACTGCTAAACATTCTTCCATAGTAATATTGTTACGTTTCATAATGTTAATCATAACTACTAGCATATCTCCTAAATCGTCTCTTATGTCATTGCCCTTACAGACATTATCAGATAGTTCTCCCATTTCCTGGATAAGTTTTAAAACCTGATCTTTATCTGAAGCACCATCAATAAGATTTCTATCAACGTGCCATTGCTCAACTTTTTTTACAAGTTCTTCCATTACAATTTTCCTTCTTTTTTCATTTGTTTACGAATTTTAGTTGCACTAATTTTTTGCGTTTCCTTATCTAGAACTTCTTCTTCTATTTTATATCCTACGTCTCTGCCGTAAGTTATATTCATAATATTAGGTACTGGAAAACATCTAAACTTACCTGCATATTCGGCCAGTGCTATTTCTATGTTTTCGCATATTTTATCTGTTTGCCAAGGATTATCATCTGTAAGAGGCATATCTCTGACAAGTATTGCAACCTGTCCGTGTTTTGCTAATGCTTTTTCAAATAATTTTTTGTGGCCTTCATGAAATGGTTGAAACCTACCTAACAACTGTGTAGTAGGTTGTTTTGGTTCGAACTCATGATCCTTTATATCAACTGCTAATAATTTTGCCCATTCCTCACATTTTTCTTCTGTCCACCATTCCTCAGCAGTAATTCTTGCATTTATAAATGTTGTACCGTCAGGTTGTTCAAAAAGTTTATTTGTATCCTCAAATCTTCCTTCTTCTATAGTATCCATCCAGATAACATATTCAGGTACATGTTTTTCCCTAAGTGTATTAGTAGGACATACAAAATCTGCTATACCGTATCTTTCTTTAAATACACTTTTACGAACATAATCTCGCATACGCAAGGCTTGGCGTTCACGGCCTTCTTCAGAAAAGTCCCAATCGTTAAATGTTTCTCTTATCTTATCTGCATTATGCCAGTCTGCATTACCTAAAACTTCAACTAATTTTTCTGCGAGTGTGGATTTACCTGAACCAGGTAAACCAAAAATTAAAACTCTTTTCATCCTCTAAGTTCTCTCTCCTCTTCTACCATGTCGTCATATTCTAACCAATACTCTTCCATATTTTCTTTTGAAAGTTCATCACTATCGTGCCACTTCATATTTAACCAGCCTACTTCTGCATCATAACCTTTTCCGGTTGTGTCATTGTAATCATAGTTTGCGTCAAGTTCTTGCTTATCATAGTAAACATTTTCTATCATTTCACATAAATTAGTTTCCACTATACTATATCCTAATTTAAATTCATCAAAATCTTCATCAGTATCTACAAACCAACAAGCAAAACTACCTTTTTCTGAACTATGAAAAAGCAATACAGGAACATATTTGTTTCCTTCATCGTCTTCTTCGTTTACTATTTCTGGTTCTTCGTGTCCAAAGTATCCTCCTTCTCTGCCATAAACACAGATGCCTTCTCCTTCATATACTTCATTATCATAATCCCAATCGTCAGAACCATCTGCAGGGACTT